AATTAGGAATATACGAACCTGTTGATAATGAATGACTTTATACAAGTAATAAACGAAGTAGGATTTCCTATAGCTACGGCTCTTGGTCTTGGTTTCTTTATATGGAAACTTATCAATAGAATTATTGACGGTATGGAGCAAAAGCTTGATACCTTAGATGATAAGCAAGCCGAACTTATTGCTAATATGGAAGAAAGGCTAGGTACAAAACTAGACTCTCAACACGCCATATTGGTCGCGCTTATTGATAGAGTGCGAAGTCTAGATAACGAAATTATTAGACAAGATACACTTATTAAAACTATATTAGGCGTACCTCAACTTATAGATAGCGGTAAGCTAGCAAAAGCAGATAGAGATGATCAAAGAAAAGATTAAAATGACATGATGTCAGTTTTTTGTATGAGTGGATTTAAATTTAAGTCAAGGATATACTCCCAAAGTATATGAAATTTAGTTTAATAAAAAACGTAGTAGGAGCTGTAGCTCCTACACTAGGTTCTGCGCTTGGTGGCCCTTTAGGGGGTCAAGCAGCGTCTGTAATTGCTAACGTATTAGGATGTTCTCCAGAACCAAAAGCTATCAATCAAGCTATTCAATCAGCAAGCCCAGAGCAAATGCTTGAACTTAAAAAAGCAGAACAAAACTTTGAGATACAAATGAAAGAGCTTGAAGTTGATGTATTTAAGCTAGAAGTTCAAGATAAATCTGATGCTAGAGGAAAGTTTAGCAGAGACTGGACGGCAAGAATTATGGGTACGGCTGTTGTTGGTGGTTTTCTTGGGTATATTTTTTTAGTCACTTTACAACCCCCAGAGCAAAATTCAGAGGCATTAATAAATTTGGTTCTCGGTTATCTTGGCGGGTTAGCGTCAGCCGTTATTAGTTTTTACTTTGGGGCCTCAAATACAAGCAGCAAGGAAGATGGCGAGTAAGAATACAGTTCATTCTGTTGCTTCTGATTTAGAAAAACATGAGGCAAAATGTGAAGAGCGTTGGAAAACAATTTTTCGTGAGACTTCTGAAATAAAAGCAGAGGTTTCTGACTTACATAAAACTTTAAGAATGGCGGTATTTGGATGCTTCGGATTTTTAGGAACTTTATTAATAACAGTAGTAGGAACAGTAATCGCAGGCCTAATACCTCTAAATTAATGCATATTTCAGACGAAGGCTTTTGCCTAATTAAAAAATTCGAAGGTTGTCCCAAAGATGAAAAAGGTAATGCAGTTGCATACAAATGTCCCGCTGGTGTATGGACGATAGGTTTTGGACATACTAAAGATGTAAAAGAAGGTGATGTCTGGTCAAAAGAAAAAGCAGAATTTATGCTTTGGCAAGAATTAGAGGACGAATACGAACAATACATAAATGATTTAGTAACCACTCCTCTAAATCAATCTCAATTTGATGCGTTGGTATCTTGGGTGTATAACCTAGGTCCAGCAAATTTAAAAAGCTCCACTTTATTAAAAGTGCTAAATAATGGTGAATATGACGAAGTTCCAAATCAAATGAAAAGATGGAACAAAGTCAATAAACAGGTTAACGAAGGGTTAGTCAGAAGAAGAGAGGCTGAATCTTTGTTGTTCGAAGGAAAAGAGTGGGGTAAGGTTTAACCTCATCAATAAAATAGGATAGGCTTATGTCTCATTCTACGGCTAGAATATCTTTAGCTGGCGAATATTTAGCAGCTTCTTACATGTTAAGATATTGCGATTCCGTAATAATTGCACCTGAAGGCCATAAGTCTGATTTAATACTTGACCATCAAGGTCAACTTTATAAAGTTCAAGTAAAAACAACAAACAGTTTATATAAAAAAGACGGTAAAGATTACTACCGTTGGGATTTTAGGTCTAACGCAGATAACAAAAGAAAAAATAAAATGCTAAGATATGGTAGTGGGCAAGTAGATATTTTTTGTCTAGTTGCTTTACCTTTAGATAAAGTTTTTTTCTTATCTTATGATGAAGTTCAAAACTCTATTGCTAAAAATATAGAAACTTTAAATGAAATTGATTCTAAAGAGTCATTACTGAAATGTTTATTAGATGTTAATAAAATACCAAATTTGGAACCGATAGATGCCATTACAAAAAGCAGTCTTTAGACCAGGAATATACAGAGAAGGAACCGACTACGATAACGAGGGCGGTTGGTTTGATTGTAATAAAATCAGGTTTAATGCTGGAAGACCAGAAAAGATAGGTGGCTGGAGAAAAGAAGTTGCGACTGCTATTGAAGGCTCTGGAAGACATTTGCATAGTTTTGTTTTGCTTGATGGTACTCAAGAACTTGGCTTAGGGACAACTCAAAAATATTACATATTACAGGGGTCTACTTATTACGATATCACACCAATAAGAAGAACAACTGCTGCAGGTATGGTAACTTTTGCAGCCTCTAATGGGTCTTCAACTATAACTGTAACTGATACTGCACATGGCGCAGTACAAAATGATTTTGTTACTTTTAGCGGAGCTGTATCTTTGGGCGGTAACATTTCAGCAGATGCACTTAATCAAGAATATCAAATAGTAAGTGTAACAACGAACACCTATACCATTAGTGCAAAAGATACTGATGGATCGACTCTGACAGCAAATGCTTCTGATACAGGAAATGGTGGATCTTCTGTTGTAGGCACGTATCAAATAAATGTAGGGTTAGAGGTCTATTCTCCTGGTACAGGATGGGGCGTTGGTACTTGGGGAGCAGGACCATACGGTTCTTTAACAGGGCTAACATTTACAAATCAGCTAAGGCTTTGGACTGCTGATAATTATGGAGAAGATTTAATTATAAATCCAAGAAATGGATCTATATTCTATTGGGATGCTAGTAATGGACTAGGCACGCGAGCCGTACAATTGAGTACAAAGTCTGGTGCCAACCTTGTTCCGACTGTTGGATTGCAAACATTAGTATCAGAGACTGATAGACACGTTATTGTTTTAGGAGCTGACCCAATAAATGATGCTGGAACAGCTAGAACAGGTACAAGTGATCCTATGTTGATAGCATTCTCTGACCAAGAAAACGAATTAGAGTTTGAGCCTAAAATTACTAATACTGCAGGTAGTTTAAGACTTTCTGAGGGCAGTATTATTGTAGGCTCTCAAAAAGCCAGACAAGAAATATTAATTTGGACTGATACAGCTTTATATAGTATGTCATTTATAGGACCTCCATTTACATTTGGGGTCAACCTTATTAACAAAAATACAGGTCTTATTGGCCCAAATGCAGCAGCCGTTGGTCCTAATGGAGTTTACTGGATGGGTTACGATAGTTTCTATACTTATACAGGTTCGGTTGCAAAACTGCCTTGTTCTGTAAAAAATTACGTGTTTAACGATATGAATATAACTCAAGGATTCCAATTCTTTGCATTTACTAATAATGAGTTTAATGAAGTAGGTTGGTTCTATTGTTCTGATGGTAGTGATTCAGTTGATCGTTACGTTGTTTATAATTATGTAGAAAATGCTTGGTCTTACGGTAATCTAAGCAGAACAGCTTGGTTGGATAGAAATATTGTTAATTATCCAAGAGCAACAGGCGGTAATTATTTATATGAGCATGAATTTGGTTTTGATGATGATGGATCTCCTATGACAAATGTTTTTATAGAAAGTTCAGATTTTGATATAGGAGATGGTGAAGCATTTTCTTTTATTAAAAGAATTATTCCAGACTTCAAGTTTTTAGAAGATCAAAATAATGGATCTGTAAATATGGTTTTGAAAACCAGAAACTTTCCAGGGCAATCTTTAACAACCGACACAACACAAGCAATACAGGCATCTACAACACAAAAAAATGTTAGAGCAAGAGGAAGGCAGGCAGTTCTTAGAGTAGAGTCAGATGATGACGCAACCAATAATGGTAATTTACAAATAGGATGGCGTTTAGGCGCAACAAGGATAGATATACAACAAGACGGTAAAAGATGAGTAAGCTTCTCTCAACTAGGCTTCCAAATGCTAGTGGGAGTGTCGTTTCATCAGAAGTTTTTAATAGGCTTGTACGTATTTTAGAACTTAACTTACTGCCAATAGATACCGATAACACAATACAATTATCAACTTCTGAGCGTGATGATTTAAAATTTAACGCGGGTACTTTAATATTTAATACGACAACAGAAGTTTTACAAGTGTTTGACGGTACTGCTTTTATTGATTTAACTGTCCATCGTACTTATTTACCAAGTTTAGCAGCAACATCTGCATTAGGATCGGTTACTGTATCAACACCATAAATATCATTATATTTTATATTGAATAATTTAAATATAAAAAAAGAATATAAAACAAAAAATATATTGCTGGAGCATCCCGCTGATTGGTATATAGACAAACAAACATTTGAAGCGGTTGATAAGTCTCTATCTACTATCATTAATTTTTATAATGACCAAGGCAAATATAAGCCACACAAAACTAAGCTAAATGAATTGATAAAAGAACCGTTAAAAGATGTATATACGGTTCCATTCTTTTCTGAAACTTTCTGTAAAATATTATTAGACGAAGTACATAATTTAGAGCAGTTTTATGGGTTTACTCCAAACCCAGAAGAGGACACATTAAGACAAATACCTGAAATAACTTTTCAAGATAATTGTCCAGAAATCTATCAATCTTTGTTTCAAACGATATATACTATAGGTAATCCTATATTTTTGAATATTTGGAATAGGCATGTAAATGCAGGAGGAATCCAAGTAGCCAATTATAATTTAAAGGATAAAAAGCAAGGTGCTTGGCATCATGATGCTAGTGCCGATATTAGTATGGTTGTTCCCTTAAATACAGGCGAGTATGAAGGGGGCGGAACTGAGTTTTTAAATCGTGGTACAGTTGAACCATTACCAACAGGCCACGCTCTAATATTTCCAAGCTTTACCCATATGCATAGGGGATTATCGGTAAAGTCAGGAAACAGATACTTACTTGTATTTTGGTTAAAATGTATTGAAGAATAGGGTAAAATTTAAAAATGGATATAGTAGACAATTCAGGTAAAGGCTTAGCAGCCTTAGGACGCAACGAAGATCGCTTTATGGCACACGTTGCAAAAGGCGAGATGGTTGTCCCCCCTGTCATATCAGACAAAACAAAATCACTTATCAAAAAAGAAATGCAAGCCGTTGGCTTGGATCCTCAAGAATATGAGGTTGGTATCGGTATGTCGATCAATCCTATTACAGGACAAGCAGAGTTTGGATTTCTAAAAAAAATAGCTAAAAGCGTAAAAAAAGTAGTTAAAAAAGTAGCACCAGTTGCTGCTGTTATTCCTGGTCCTTGGCAGCCATATGCTGCTGTTTATAACAAAGGCAACGCAGCACTCAAGCTTGCAAAAGGAGAAGGCGGTATTGGCGACATCATGACTGTAATGGCTGGTGGTAATCAAAGCGTATTTGGTGAAAAAGGTGCTTTTCAGGCTATTAAAGATGGTACTGGTATTTTAAGTGGTCAAGCCAATTTAGATGCTTTAAAAAATATAGGAATGGCTGGTGGAAAATTTAATCCTATAGATTACGGTAAAAACGTATTAAAAAGTATTGCTAGCGATCAAAAACAAGGATACGGAGGATTGTTTGGAGGTGGTACTGGTAAGTTTAATGTAGTTACTGGAAAATTTGAGGACTTTGGACCCGCTGTTTCATCAGGAATTAATCCTTTTGCTCCAAAAGAAGTTGTAGTCAAGCCAAATGACAATTTGGAAAAAATTGCAAAAGCAAATAATACTACTGTAGAACAACTTAAAGCTACTAATAATCTAACCTCCGATGTAATACAACCTGGACAAGTTTTAGAAACCAAAGGTAATGTTTTGACAAAAACAGGTGACTTGGTAAGAGACATTACTGGAATAGGTTCTGATAAAGGACCGTTGGAAGGTAAAGGACCTGTAGAGTTTTTAAGTGCGAAACTTTTACCGCAAGCTGTTGAAGACACATTAGGAACAGGTCCTGGTGGTGCTGCCACAACTGAAGCATCACAAACAAGCGCAGGAGGA